TAATTCATTTTGAATTTTAATACTTTCCAGCTCGACAAAATCAATATAATTTTTTACTAAATTTTTATTTTTACTAAATTCATTTGCTACATAACAAACTATTTTTAAATCTTTTTCAAAAAGTTTTTTAATTTCAAGGTTCAAACCTTTGCCCAAAGTTCCGAAGCAAGTTGTATTTATTTTAGTAATACCATTAACACAATGAACCGAAGCCCGTATTTTTGTATTATCAATAAAAGTCAATTCAAATAAGTCAATAATTTTCATTTGTTCTAATTTTTAAGTTTAAAAGTAAATTTTTTAAAGTCTTTAATACCAAAAGTATCAATAATCTTATTTTCAGCTATTTTAAGCGCATTTAAGCTATTATTTTCTAAAATTGTTATCTCATTACTAAAACCAAATTTTGAGTGATTAAAGTAGTATATAAATGTAAATTTTTGCATTTTGTTAATTTATTTTAGTTAATTAATACGTTTAAATTTGTTATACTTTTAATGGTATTTATAAAATCATTTACATTTATATCATTATTCATTTTAAAATTGCTATTATATTTTTTGCCATTTTCAAAAATGTAATAAAATGTAAAATATTGTTTTGAACTTATAATTTTGCCGTTTTTATCAATTTTACCGTTCCAGTAATTTACCTCATTTATAAAATCATTTGCATCGACCTCAATACTAACTATTTTATTTGCATTTTGTAAATTTGTATTTATAATAGTTTCTTTTAATTCCTTTGATTTTTTAATATAAGAAGGTAAAAAACTTTTAAAATTTTGGTATTCTGTTATACTTTTACCGTTTAACAAATTATTATTTAATAGCAAAGTTTCCAAGCAATCAAAACCAATATTAAAAGTATCATTATTATCATTTTTTACTGTTGCAATGTTTGCAATCAATTTGCCACAATTATCGCAAACACAGCCATTTCCATCAAGTAAGGAAATATATTTTTTATCGATTAAATTGTAATTTACATTTAAAGGTAAATTTCTTTTAATTATTGACTTCATAAGTTTAAAATTTAGTTGTTTAAAGTATAAATAAGGCACTAAAATAAGTTAGTATTATATTGTGTTGTTTTTATTATAATAGCGCCTTAAAAGTTGTTTTTATTAGTTTTCAATATTAGTACCTGTAAAATCTAAATAATCTAAATCGGTATAATTTTTATCTAAAAATTTATATAGACTTTTTTTACTTCTGAATAGCTTAATAGTTTCTTTATCAGACCATGCATTTAAAAAACTGTATTGTTTAACCTTTGCAATATAATTGCCTTTAAAGACTTTATTTTTATCGGTTAAAATCAATAAATCGTCACTCAAAACGTTTTCTTTTAATATAAATGTTATCATTTTTTTAAGTTTTTAAAAGTTGTTTATTTGCATTATTACTGAAACTATTATAACAAAAAAAGTAAACAGTGTTATTTGAATAATTGTATTAATAGTCGGATCGGTTTTTTTACGTTTCATTTTATTTATAGTTTAGTTAGTTAGTTAATTAATCCAATAGTCAAAATATATTTCTAAATAAAATAAAGGGTAAAAATTTGAAGTAAAATAATACTCAATATCTTTTTTATTTTTATAATCAAGTTTATAATCAAATTCATAATTATTTTGATCGCAATAAGCCTGAATAACCTGTATTAATTCATTTGCGGTTAATTCATTAAATTTTTTGTCTGTTAAATTTATTAAAGGATTCATAATGTTTAATTTTTTAATTTTTGTATAGTTAATTTATTTAATTTTTTAGTTTCTTGTATTTCATTAAAACAACTAAAACAAAATGATATTTCAATTATTATTAATAATACTATTGTTAATTTTAAATATGTTTTCATTATTTACATTTATTTACAAATTCAATAAGTAATTTATTTACTTTTTTTTCTCTTATTTTATAGTCAAGATTATAATCTAATGAAATTTTTTGCGCCTTAGCTTCATATTTTAGAACAAGTTTATAATCTACATTTTTGCCAATAGGATCATAACCAGTTGATAAGCAAACCCCGTCAATATTATAATAATCGCAAGCCCAACCGTTAACCCCGCTTGAATAAGCGAAAGGACGTTTGTAATGGGTTAAATACTGGATGTCACAATAGCCTAAAGATAGAATATTGTTAAAATTGTTTTTTACCTGGTTTTTAGTTGTTTTTAGTTTCATGATGTTTATTTTTATAGTTTATATTATTTTAATTGTTTATAGTTATTTAATGGCGTCCATATTTGCAAAAATTGATTTAAATATTTTGCAGTTGTTTTACTTTGTGGTTGATCCGCTGTTAAATGTATAGTGCCTATTTCATCGATAATACAAACTATTGTATTATAACTTTGAAATACTATTTTATTATTGTTAAAAAAATAAAATTGATTAGGTGCTAATTGTTTAATAGTTTCCATGTTTTTAAAGTTTAAAAGTTAGTTAATGATTTTAGTTAATTCGATTATTGAAATAGTTGTTACAACTGTTAAAAGTATAAATACAAATATACTTTGACCTGGATTTTGTTTTATTGCTTTCATTTTTTTTAGTTTTAGTTTTAGTTTATATTTTTACTGTTTCATCATTTTTGAATCATCAGATAAGGTACGCACCTTATTACAGTGTCGTTTAAAATAGATATATAAGCACGTTATATAAGTATTTTAAACCTGAGCCATGCCTTTCGACCTGAAACCCGCAAACTAATGTTTTTAAACACGTCCGCCTGATTATTTTACTGCTTTAATTCTGATGTAAAAATACGTTGTTTATAATTAACCTGCAAATATTTATACAAGTTTTTTATAAAAAACACTAAAATAATTTTAATTTATTTATAAGTAGTTGATAATTAACAACATACAAATATATATAGTTGTAAGAAAATACAACAAATAAAGTAAGATAAAGTATAAATACTACATAAGTCAAATAAGGCTATATAAGAAACAATTAAATCCAGGTAAACAACTAAGATAGTTTTTATTTAACTTTGCCTTAAATCTATTAAAACTATCAAAATGAATAAGAAGCAAACAAACACAGAAAGCAAAACACAATTAACAGAAAGCGCAAAAGAATTGATTAAAACAGTAACGGAAACAAAAGGATCTAAAGAACTAACAACAACACAACCGCAAACAGTTACTAAAAGTATCAATCATAAAAGTAAAGAAGCACAACAAGAAAGAGAAAGAAAGTTTAAAGAGATCATAACACTAATAGAAAGCAAAGGCGAAAGTCTAACAAAAGCCACAAAGAAAATAGGTTTAGATAAAAAGAGTTTTATGCTGATGATAGAAAAAGACACCTCTCTTTTACACCAATACACACGCGCGACTGAAGCCCGAGCCGACCTAATAGCCGAGCGAATGGTAAGGAATAGCCACAACCGAGCCAACGACTTCTATACCGATAGTGATGGCAACCTAAAGCCAAATCCCGTAGCGGTTCAGCGCGATAGGTTAATACTCGACACTGATAAATGGCTCTTAAGTAAGCTAATGCCAAAGAAATACGGCGATCGTTTAACCTTAGACGGTGAAGTAAAGACGGGCAACCCGTTGACAATAGAGAATATCAATATGATATTAAACGAAATCAAGGAGTAACAAGGCTTCGCGCTGCTTTTATGCGTGATACTTTACCCAGCCAACAACCAAAACAACACAAATTTGTAGGAAAAACAAAGGTACAAACGCGCAAACGTCAAAATTAACATCGTAGCAGTGGCGCGGGTTGAGTCAGGTTGCGCCACGCGGTGAAGACAAGCGCAAAATGTAGGAAAGCGGGACGGATAGAATAAAACTTTTGAAAATGGAAGGCAGGGAGTATAAATACACCAAAAATATTTTTTACCAAAAATCCCTCACAAAAAAACCTTTTTTACAAAATAAATTTTCAATTTGCGAATTGCGATATGCGTTTCAAAAAAAAAATTTTTTCAAAAAATCTGATTGTAAAAAACTAATTCTATATTTGCATTAAACTAAGATTATGAATGATGTAGTTGCATTAGAGCAGTTAAGAGTAGTCCAGGCGAAATTAATGTCAAGTTGTATGACTTTTACAAAATACTTCTTTAAAAAGCGTTATGGAAGGAGTTTTGTAGTTAATAGTCATCACGAGATAATATGTGATGCATTGGATAAGGTAATTAGGGGCGATATAAAGAAGCTTTGCATAAGTATAGCTCCACGATATGGAAAAACGGAATTAGCGGTTAAAAACTTCATTGCATTAGGTTTAGCGCATAATCCGAGTAGTAAGTTTATACATTTGAGTTATTCTCAGAGTTTGGCTTTTGATAATAGTGAAAGTGCGAGAGATTTCGTAGGGAGTGAGGATTTTAATACAATATTTCCTTATGTTGAAATAAGCAAGACAAGTGCTAGTAAAAATAAGTGGCATACTACGAGAGGTGGTGGAGTGTATGCAACTGCAACGGGTGGGCAGATTACAGGTTTTGGTGCAGGTGAAGTTGATAGAGAGATTTTCGAAAATTTACCCGAACAGACAAAAGTATTTGCTGGGGCGATTATTATCGATGATGCATTGAAACCTGATGATGCTCTTTCGGATTTAAAGAGGCAAAGAGTAAATGAGAGGTTTGAAACTACAATTAGGTCGAGAACTAACAGTAGGGAAACACCGATTATAGTAATTGGGCAAAGATTGCACTCAAATGACTTAATTGGCTATTTAAAGGAAACTGAAGAAGAAGAATGGACTTTTATTGATATTCCATGCATTACTGTCGATGAATACGGAAATGAACACGCATTGTGGGAATTTAAGCAAACATTGGCTGAATTGAACCAAATTAGACAAATTGACGAGAATATCTTTGAAACACAGTATCAACAGAATCCACAAGACTTAGTTGGCAAGTTATTACCGTTACAATCATTACAATTCTATAATTTTGATAACATACCAATAAGCTCTATCGTATTTAAGTTTGCAGTAGGCGATCCAGCAAACACAGGTGGTGATTATTATTCTATTCCATTTATGCACGTTGCGATTATTGAAGGTAAACTTTTGTGTTTTGTTAAAGGAATTATTCATTCAAAAGAAGGAATTGAAATTATTAATGAAAAATTAATCGATAAGAGTAGAGAGCATTTTATAGAAGAAGTGTTTTTAGAGGTTAATGGAATAGGGGCTGCTGCTTTTATGTTATTAAAGCGCGATATGTCAAATAATACAAAAGTTAAACCATTTACGGTTACTATGCCAAAAGAGGCAAGAATTTTGAGTAATAGTGAATTTATTAAGAAACACTTTATATTTGACGAAAACTATCAAAGAAATGTTGAATATTCAAGATTTATTAATCATGTTACAAGTTATGAGAGAGAAGGGCAAAATACTCATAAGAAAGATGCTATTGATAGTTTAGCTAGTGCTGCAAACATTTTGAAAATTAAATATAAAACCTTGTTATATGGATAAGATAATAATTTACATAAGCAATTACAATCGAATTGGTGGAGTAGAAACGTTTGTCAATAATTTTATTAAGAGATTACATACGCATTATGATATAACTTTAATGTATGATAATGTAGATACTTTGGAATTAGTGTTAAGTATATTTGAATATTGTAATTTTGAAAAAATAATGCCTAAAGTTAAGTATAAATGTGATTATTTTATTTGTTCTTCTGCTTGGGGTTATGAGCCATACGATCAAATAGATGCTAAAAAGTATATACAAATGGTACATGCTGATTATGGATATTACATTAAAGGTTGGAATTTTAGTTATAATAAACACAAGAAAGTAACGCATCATGTTTGCGTAGGGCAATTAGTTGCTGATAGCTTTGAAAAAGCAACTAAATTAAAATGTGATGCAATTATATATAATTTGTTAGATAAAAATGTAGTTCCTGTTGCTAAAGTTAATGGTAAGAAATTGCAGTTAGTAACTTTATCGAGGTTAAGTGGCGAAAAAGGTTTTGACAGAATGGTTAAATTTGCAGAACAAATACCTTGTGATTATGAATGGAACGTATGGGGTAATATAACTGGTATTTGGGCGCAGGCAATAGTTAAGAAATTTAAGCATTTACCTAAAGTAAAGTTCAATGGAATAACTACAAAGCCTTACAATGAAATTGCTAAAGCTGATTATTTGGTGCAATTAAGTGATACAGAAGGTTATTGTTATAGTGTTATTGAGGCTTTACAAATGAATACTCCTTGTATTATTACTCCGTTTACAAGTGGCAATGAACAAATAAAGCATAAAAAAAATGGATATATTATTAATTTTGAAGTAAAAAATATTAATTTTGACGAAATTATTAATAAAATTCCAAAAGTAGATAGCTTTGTTGAAAATAGTACAGAGCAAGATTGGATAACATTTTTAAATAAAATAAGATGATAACATTAAAAGTTTTAAAAACTATTAAAGATAGTTCGATTAAAGATTACAGAAAAGTTAATGATTTATTTGAGGTTGATTTAGAAAGATTGGAAGAAATGAAAAAATCATTAGGCAATAAATTTGAATTGTATTTTTTAGTAGTAAAAGGAAATAAAGTAAAAAAAACTAAAAAGTAATTAAATTAATTATATATTTGTAGCAATAAATTTGTGTGAAGTAGCACAAAACGATATTTAATGAACGTAAAAACTAACTCTTTAAAATTTAAAAGTCTTAATCGATTAAATTCGGTTAAGGCTTTTTACATATATAATTAATGGCTTGGTATTCATTTGGTAAAAAAAAGAGTTCTCCTAAGGGTTATGCCGAGTTGCAAAACGATGGCGCATGGTTAAGTTATTTTAATCAGTATATGCAAAATGCAAATAATGATAAACTTGTTAAATTTGACCAGGACAGGGCGTATGAATTAGCTAATACTATTGCTGAAATATTTATACCTATTGATGCTATTGCTGAAAGGTGTGCTAATATTAGGTATGATATTATAAATAAAACAACGCAAGAAATAATAACACCTACTGGCAATTTAAAAAGGCTATTAGACACTCCGAATCCTTTAGATAAGCTAAGCGATGTTATTTATCAAGAAGTTTTTAGTAAGTTATCGGATGGCAATAGTTATTTTTATACAAAAACAGCTGAAAGTATTGTAAATCCTACTTATGATAATATAAGTAATATTTGGGTATTAAGACCTAACTTAACTAAGCCTGTATTAAAAAAACAAATATCTAATCCGTTTTTAATGAAAACGATGGCTGATATTGTAGATTTTTATAAAACGTTCTTTTTTTATGAGCATAAATTACAACCTAGATATGTACTTCATAATACAGCTTTAGGTATTACACAAAGTGGAACTGGTAAAAGTCCTTTATTTGCTTGTGAAAAAAACATCAATAACATATTAGCAGTATATCAAGCAAGGTATAATGTTTATGCTAAAAACGGTAATGCAGGTATATTGGCAAAAGCTCCTGTTGGTGGTGGTGGCGCATCTTTACAAGAAGCTATTGATCCTATTACAAGAGATACAATGCTTAAAGATTTACAAGACAGAAATGGATTGATAGGTGATAAGAATTTTATTGGAATGTCAAGTGTTCCTTTACAATTTATTAAAACATTAGGCACAATTAAAGAATTAGAGCCATTTGATGAAACATTAGAAAACGCTATTAAAATTGCTGGTGTATTTGGAGTAAATAAAGAGTTGATACCTAAAAAAGATAATGCAACATTTAGTAATCAAATGATTGCAGAAAAAAGTTTTTGGCAAAACGTAATTAAGGGAACAGCTTATGATGTAGCAAAAACTTTAAATAAGGTTTTTTACTTACCTGAAGAATGGACTTTTGAGCCTAACTTTAGTGGTATTGAAGCATTACAAGAAGATAAAAAAGCTGGTTTTGAAGCAGATGGATTAATGATTGACAACTTAGATAAGTTAAAAGCAAACGGAATAGACATGAACCAAGCATATTTAAAAATACAAGAAAGGTACAATGGAAAATAAAGTAAAAGAATTTAAAGCACAAAGGGATTTGTTTAAAAATCCAGTATCTACTTTACTAGATGCAGAACGTGCTAAGTTAGAAATAACATCAGATAGAAAAGTAAAAGGATATGCTATTGTTTGGGGAAGCAAGAATGACTATAATGAGATTGTTCTTAAAGGCGCAACACTTAATAGTCTTAATGCAAGAGGTGTAGGAACTGCTGTTGGAAATCCTATATTAGTTTTAAACCAACACAGACAAACTGAACCTTTATGTAGACCAACAATATTGCAAGAAGATGATTATGGCTTATATTTTGAAGGTGATGTAATTGAAGGTGTGTCTTATGCAGATGATGTTGTTAATCAAGTAAATCAAGGTGTTTTAAGACAACTTTCTTATGGGTTTAACTATATATGGGATAAAACAGAATATGACGCTGTAAATGACGCTTATATTCTTAAAGAAATAAAATTAGGAGAAATATCTTTAGTAACATTTTCAAGTGATGAAAATGCGCAGTTAAGAAGTTTTAACCAATTACAAGAAAGAGCAGTTTTGGACAAATTTAGTACAGAACAAATAAACGACTTACATAATCTTTTAGCGACAAGAGCCGTGACGAACACTCAACAAGAGCCAAAAGTTATTGAGATAGACAAGAGTAAAGTAACATTATTTTAAAAAAAAACAGAAATGGAAACATTAAATTTAAGAAATGCACTAGAAAGAAATGGTGCAACTTTGGATGAAAACCAAATTAAGTTCGTTTCAGCTATTGAAAACGAAATGAACGAAAGAGCAAAAAAACAAGAAGAATTGTATTCAACTTCTTTAACAGAAGCATTAAGAAGCGTTGTAGGCGCACAAGCTAAAAACGAAAAAGGTGAAACTGTTACAGTTGCAGAACAATTAAGAAGTTTGGCTGAAGGATTAGAGAAAGTTGAAAAAAACAACGTTAGAAATTTATCTAATGTAGAAAAATTCCAACTTCGTAAAATGGTAAAAGAGCAACACAAAGATATTTGCGATGCTATTAGAAACGGTAACGACTTTGAAATTTCTTTCAATGCAAAACGTACTGCTGCTATGTTTACTGCTGCTACTGCTGTTAGTAATGCAGAAGGTGTTGATTTGCCTTTAAATGAAAATTACTTATTCGAAAGTGATGTTGCTAGAATTAGATACCCTGAGAATTTTATTCTTAATGTAATCTCTAACCAGCAAGTAGCTAAAGTTCCACAACAAATTATCAAAAACGAACAAGCTACTGAAGAAGGTGCTGTTGCAGTTGTTGATGAAGGTGGTACTAAACCATTAACTTCTGATACTTTTGTAAGAACACTTACATTAAGAAAAAAGTATGCTGCTCGTATTGAGTGGACTGAAGAATTTGAATTAGACAATGAAATGCTTTATAGTGAAGTATTGGCTTTATTTGAAGAAAAAGTAGTTAGAGCTTGGAACAACGGTCTTATTGACATTATCGTTGACAACGGAACTGCTTATACTACTTCTGTTATGGACGGTACACTTGTAATTCCTGACAATGGACTTGCTGTTATTGCTTGTCAATCTGTAATCAACGGAATGAACTTTAACGCTGATACTGTGCTTATGCACCCAAGCGATATTGTAACTACAATGTTTACACAAGATACGGAAGGTAATTCAAGACTATTGCCTTACATGCAAAATGGAGCTATCAACGGAATGAGAGTTGTTTCTTCTAATGCAATTACTCAAGGAACTGCTATTGTTATGGATAGTTCAGTTTATCGTGAGTGGCACTCAGACTTCATTTTAAGATTTGGTACTTACAATGACCAATTTATCAAAAATGAGAAATCAGCGATTGGTGAAGTATTTTCTATATTGAGAATTGCTGTAAACAACTTGCCAGGTGTAATGGCTATTGATTTAGACGCTGTTAAAGCATCTTTATTAATTTCAGAACCATCTGTATAACAAGTAACTTTTAAAAACTATAAATATGGGAAATTTCAGTATTGCAGAAAAAGGTAGAAATGTTGTAGGAACAGCTACTTTTACTAAATCAAGTGATTACAAAGCTGTAACACTTTTGGGTGAAAATCCAAAAACAGTTTTGTTGCACAAATTACAAGCGGACAAGTTAATTGCTTTAAAAAGAGCAAAACATGAGCCAAATGTTAAGGTAAAAGAAACTACTCCACATGTTACTGTAACACCTCTTAATAAATAGTATAATGATAATAAATGCTCAATACTTTCAAACAAAGGAATTATACATTCCTAATTCAGTTGCACAACCGAGCATCGGGAGTGTATCACCGTCTGCTAGTACGCAGTTAAACGAGGAAATTGAAAGTATTGAGCAATCATTGTTACTTGATATATTAGGTTATGAGCAATTAGAAGAGTTAAACGCACAATTTCAAGAAGATGGCGAATGGGTTGAAGATCCTATTCAAAAGTGGGTTGATTTAGTTGATGGCAAAGACGATTGGAAAGGATTAAGATATACGATAGGAACAAAGAAAATAAGTTTAATAGCTTATTATGTTTACTTCTATTACTTAGGAATGGACTTTCAGACTTATTCTACTACTGGTATGCAAATACCAATGGCAGAAAATTCAAAAACTAATGATCCAAGCGTAAAGCAAGTATCAGTTTGGAATAAATTTGTGCGAATGTATGTTGGTAGAGGAATGTATGATAATGGCGATATTTCAAGTAATTGGAATGGTAGCTATATTAGTTTTGGCGATACAATGATAGGTAATGAGGTTACTTTGTATAAATTCTTAACTAATAACAGAGATGTTTATGATGTTACGTTTTTTACAAACAAAACGCCTTTAAATTACTTTGGAATATGATAGTTGTAGAGAAGTTTTTAAACACTTTATTTGCTGATTTGCCTTTGATAGATGGTTTTGAAACTATTTACAAATGGGGGAACAAACAGCATTTACTTAAACAACTTGAATTATATTCAAAAGAAGCTAAAACAATATATCCTTTAATATACCAAACATCAAACTCAAGTACTCAAGGCAAAGGGGAATGTGAAACACAATTAAGTTTCGTATTAGCTTGTCAGAATTTAAATGTCGATTTGACAAATGAGCAAAGATGGGCAATGAGTTACGAAAATGTTTTATATCCTTTAGTTGAGAATATTGAAAACATATTTAGAAGTAGTGGTAGCGTAACATGGGATAATAGTTATAAAATAAGCGAATTTCCAAATTATGGAAATGGTGAAGAAAATTTTACTATTGACAAATGGGATGCTATCCTTTTAGAAACAAAAATAAAAATAACAAACGTACAAACGTGTAATTAAAAAAAATAATAAATTATGGCAATTATAACAGGTGTAGATTGCACCACAAGTAGATACGGTAGCGGACTAGAAGCATGTCAAGCTATTGAAGGATTACCAAATGGAGTAATCTTAGTTCCAAAAGGATGGTCGTTGTTAAAAGCAACAGATACTTTTAACAAAGCGTATGTTCAAGCACAGTGTCAATTAGGGAATTTTATTCCTTTAGTTGGTTGTTTTGAAATGGTATCAGAAACTCCTGACGCTACAACACAAGAAAGTCAATCAGGACTTTTAGAAGTTGTAAGACAAGGTAAAACAAACTTTACTGCAACTTACAAAAATGGTTTAGCTTTCCAAAAGATAGCTTACTCTTACAACTCGTATCAACAATACGACACATTGATTACTTACGAAACTGGGTATATTAAATGTGCTGAAAGTGCTGATGGATTAAGCATTAAAGGTTTATCAACAGGTATGTTAAATACTAACGGATATACTGAAAACAATGGTACAAATTCAGCTTCAACAATATTAAAATTCCAAATTGTTGATCCATTAGAGTACAACTTATATGTAAATCTTTTAACTGATTTGGATTTTAATCCAGGTACAGAGATTTTTGGTATTACAGATGTAAACATTTCAGGTCGTGCTGATGCTTCTGAAAACAAAGTTTACATTAAACCAACTTGGAAATGGAACGATTTGTTTACTATTACAGGATTAGCTGCTGCTAACTTAAAACTTTATGTTGAAGGAAGTGCAAATGCTATTGTAGGTGCTATTGTTTACAATGCTACTACTAAAGAATACGCAATTACTCCAACAGCTACTTTGACTGCTGGTGATGAGGTTGTTGTTGCTTTATACGATAGTGTTGCAGGTGTAGCTTGTGCTAAAGTAGGTAACAAGTTATATGCAGGTACAACTCCAACGGTTGTAACAGTAGCATAACTTTAAAATGTTTAATTAAAAGAGGTGTGCGTTAATTTGCGCACCTTTTTTTTATATCTTTGAATAAAATATATATTATGATACAAATATTTAACGTACAATTATTTGGAAGTGATGCAGATTGGTTTTGTAATTTGAGTATTACAGAACAAGTTGATTGGATAAGAAGCAATACAAATCAATTAGATGATACTTTAATTAACGAGTTTTTGTCTAATGCAGTACATAACAGACAAGATTATTGTTTTACTTGTCGAGGAAATAAACAAAAAATATCAATAGCTAAAATAGCAGAAAATGGGAATATCAGCGAAGGAAATGAGCAAGAGGTTACAGCCATTGTTGAACCTACAACATCTAAAAAATCTCGTAAACATAGAAATAATAAATGATGAGGATAAATTAGTTGATATTAAAAAACAAGAATACTTGGTTGGTAATATATTTAGTAATGGTAAAAAAGCAAAATATTCTAAAAAATCAAGAGTTGTAGAAGGTGGTAGTGAATTGTATAGGGATTTTAAAAATAAATTAAATCCTTTACCTGGATTAGGTAATGTAGATTTAATTTTAAATGGTTCTTTTATAAATAGTTTTTTTCTAGAAGAAAAAGGAAAAGGATATATTTTTGGAGCAACTGATTCAAAAGCTGATGATTTATTAGGTAGATATGGAGAAGATATATTTAATTTAAACCAAAAAGCATTTAATGATTTTTTAATTAAATATGTTAAAGACGATTTTACAAATGTTTTAAAGAAACAATTAGGACAATAAATGGCAAAGTATAACTCAATAGAAAATATAGCCGCAAAACTGTTCTTTGAAGTTTTAAGCAGTAAAGATTATACTTTATTACAAGCGGATAATGAAGATGAAGATTTAGAACAAGTATTTATTGCTATTTACGATGACTTTTTTGTTAAATCAGATAATCCCGAAGCAAAAAGATATTTGAATTTAACAACTAATATAGCTTTTTTAGAATATAAATTAGCAACTATAAAACAAGTAATGGAATTTGCTTATTTTGCTCAATTAACAAAAGAAATGCGAGATAAGTTATTAAAAGCATTAGAAGTTGGTTGTGGAATATATATTGACAAAGAAGCAGATTTTACAGAAGAAGTAAAAAGAGTAATGCAAGTTGAAACAGGTATTATTGAGAATGATTTGACTATGGAAAAGTTAGATTTAGATTTAATGGTAAAAAATAGTTCTCAAAAAGCATTTGATTTTTACGATAATATTGTTTCTTTAAGTAATGTTCATGAAAGAAATATAGACGAAACAATTACATTAGCTATGTATATAGCTTTAGATAAAAGTGCAAAACAAAAAATAAAAAAACAGAACAATGGCAAATGATGGTTTTATAGAGTTTTTAAGTCCTAATGCATTATCGGAATTAAAACAAGCTGAAACTTTAGTTAATAGTTTGGCAAATAGCATTGAAAAAATAAATAAATTTAAAGCACCAACTTCTCCAAGTGGAGCTGATAATGCTATAAAGCAACAAATAGCAGATTTAAAATTGCAAGAACAGGCTATTAAAAATACTACTACTGCTTTAATTCAAGAAGAAAAAGTAAAGCAACAAGTTATTGCTACTGAAATAAAACAATCTAACGCTATAAAAGCCAATATAGCAGCAAGAGAAGCAGAAAGAAAAGCTACTTTAGCACAACAACAAGCACAAGAAAAAGCCGCTAAAGCAGCAGAACGTGAAGCATTAGCGAATGAAAAGTTAAACTCTGCTTATAATCAATTAAATGCTGCAAGAGCAAGAGCAAAAAATGTTTTAAGAGATTTAATAGCAAGTGAAACTGCATCAAATGCTGAAATAAGAAAAGCACAAAGAGAATTTGACATATTAGACCAAAAAGTTAGAAAAGCTGATAAAGCAGTAGGTGATTTCTCAAAAAGTGTTGGAAATTACAAAGGAGCATTATCAGGAATAGGAAATTTAATGGGTGCTTTTGGTATATCAACTGGACTTTATTTAGCTGCTGATTTAGTTAAAAATATATTTGAAACCACAAAGCAATTACAGTCAATGGATTTGGCTTTAAAAATGGTTAGTGGAAGTCAATCTGAATTTGCTAATAATCAACTTTTTTTAACAAATTTAGCTGAACAATACGGTATAGAGATAAAAGGACTTACAAAAAACTTTACTGAATTTTGGGTTGCATCTAAAGGGAAACTTGAAGCAGAACAAATAAAAGCAATATTTACAAGCATTTCTAAATCTGTTGCTGTAATGGGATTATCTATTGAGCAACAAGATAGTGCTTTTCTTGCGTTGCAACAAATGATGAGTAAGGGTACTGTTCAAGCGGAAGAATTGAAAAAACAATTAGGTAACGCATTACCTGGTGCTGTTAAAGCTGCTACAATGGCTTATCAAGCATTACACCCTGAATTAAAAGTAACTGAAAAGTTATTTATGGAACAAATGAAAGCGGGTAAAATTTTATCTGCTGAATTGTTACCTGAATTAGCTAAAGCATACGAAAAACTTTATGGTATTGAAAATGTAAATAGAGCTGAAACATTAATTGCAGCTCAAAATAGATTACAAAATACTTGGACTAATTTAATCCGTTCAATTAATGAAAGTAATTCGGGAGCTTTAACAAGTTTTTTTACTACTGCAACACAAGCAGCTACTGGTTTTTTAATGATTTTAACTAGAATTAATGATAGTTGGGATAATATCTATAAAAAAGCAGAGGAAAAAGGTTTATTTGATGCTAATTCAACTTTTACTAACTTAATGGGTAATAAACAAGGAGATGAAGCATTTAAACAAGCTGAACAAAATATTAGAATTGCCAAAAGCGCAATTAAATCAACAGTAGAAGAATTAGATGCTTTAAAAACACAATTAAGTCAAACAAATCCATATTTACTAAATTTTGGAGAAAGTCCTAAAAGTATTAAATTAAAAATTGAAGCATTAAAACAACAAAAAGCAGAATATGTTGGCTTATATAATTTAAGCAAACAATTTTTAGCAAATAAAGATAAACCTTCAATAACAGCTCAAACAGAAGAAGAAAGTAAAGCAGAAAAAAAAGCAAGATTAGATGCCGCTAAATTTGCAGAAGAACAAAGGAAACAACAATACGATTTAGACGTTTCTAATATTAAAAGAGAAATAGAAAGAGCTAAGGATAAGTTTAATATAGTAGAAGAATTAAATAAAAATGAATTAGGTTATTTTGAAAATGGTATTGCTAAAAAAATGAAATTATCAATGGATTTAGCAGTACTTGAGTTAAAATTAGCTCAAAAAGTTGCTGATGAAAAGATAAGATTAGCTAAAGGAAATAAATCACTAGGTATTCCACCTAGTATTGGTGGTGATGTAATTGCTCAAAATGAATATGCAACAGAATCAGTCAATATTGCTGAAAATTTCACAAATAGAATGGATAAAATCAATAAAGATTATTTCAAGTCTATGGAAGATTCAGTCCCTAAAGATTGGAGTTCAAAAACTCCTACAATGTGGACACCTGAACAAATAAAACAAGCTGAAGAAGATGCTAGAAAAATAGCTGAAATACAAAAAAGATTACAAGACGAATTTAGAAATTACATTCAAAGTTTCGGTCAAGAGTTTTTTAGTAATGCTGGTTTTGGAGAAACATTTGATTTTTTTGCAAGAATGGATCAAGATGGAAAAACTATGTTTGACAAACTTGGAGAATTAGCAGATGGTTCTGTTGAAAAATTTGCTGCTACATTTCAAGCAATATCAGAAAGCGCACAAGAAGCATTTAATTTTATATCAGAAGCATCACAAAAGAATTTTGATGCGGAATACGAAAGACTTGAACAACAAAAAGAAGTAGCTTTAATGTTTGCTGGAGATAGTGCATCAGCAAGAGCAGAAATAGAAGAACAATACGAACAAAGACGAAAAGAAATAGCAAGACGTGAAGCTAAAGCAAGAAAACAACAAGCTATTTTTAATATTGCTATTGATACAGCACAAGCAATAGTAGCTGCGGTAGCTAAATCTCCTTTAACTGGTGGTTTGCCTTTTAGTGCAATAGCTGCTGCTATTGGCGCAGCTCAAATAGCTATGGTTTCATCACAACAGATTCCACAATATTGGAAAGGTACAGATAATGCAGAAGGCGGATTAGCATGGACACAAGAAAAAGGTCGTGAGATTATTACAGATAGTCAAGGTAGAGTTAAATCATTAGGTAGCGATAAAGGAGCTGAGCTTACAATGCTTTCTAAAGGAGATAAAGTATTTACTGCTGAAAAGTCTGCTATGATGTTTGATAATAGTTTAAATAGTATGCTTTTAAACAATGGTATAGTTATGCCTAAAGTAGAAGTTTCAATGGACACTCAAATATTAGGAAGTAAGTTAGATAAACTATCAGATACAATAGCATCAAAAGAAAGTTTCTCAATAGTTAGAGATGCTAAAGGCGAAAGAATATATCAACGTAAACAAAACGAACGTAAAGAATTATTAAATAACATTTTAAATGTAAAAACTTATGGGGTTTAAGCACTATTTAAACTTTTTATCGTTACCAAGTGTTGGTACTATTGAAATAGCAGAACCTATTGGATTTGATGGAGCTTCTTATAAAGTAAAGCAAGACGATAAACGTTTTGGTAGAGATATTATAATTGCCAATGAAGATACTGAATTAACTTTTACTAGAGATTATTTTGAGCAAATACAAATAACTCAATTATTACCTAACGGTGAAATATTTAATTATGCAAGTCAAGGATTTGATTATTTATTAGATATATTTAATAATGATGGTTGGGAAGGCAAAGTAGAATATATAATTGAAAAAGATGATGTAAGTTTTACTACTGGTATATTTAGTTACTATACTTCTATTGTTGAATTTGACAATATAAAAGTTAAAATAATTCAAAATACTAATCGTGAAGTATTAAAACGATTAGAAGATACTGATATTGATGCTTTTAATAATAAGGCATTAGATGGTAGAGATATTAGTCCATGTGAAACTACTAACATACTTTTAAAAGCAAAGCCAATAGTAACTAATAGTATTTGGGAAAAATCTTATGGCAGTTATAATTCAATGGCTATTACTAGATTTTATACAATAACACTTAATAGAAGTTTAACACAAAGTAATATAAATAATACTTTAACTTCATTTTGTGATGTTTTATTTCATCCATTAGATGGTGTAAATAGAGAGTTAACTTTTGCACAACACATAGCTGGTGGTATAGACTATTTTAATACTGGTGAAGGTCAATCTACAAAATTAATAAATTCTCAAAAATCTATTACCAATATAAATGTTAAGTTAAAATTTAAAGGAAGCTTAAGAAGTAGAAACGGAAATGATAATTCATTTATTTATTATATAATGAAATCTACTCCTAATTTATTTTATAATAATTATGCAGCTAAAAATTTTGAAAAAGTTTTAGAAATACCTTTAACTTCTTCAACTTTTATTGATGTAGATTATGATATAGATTTTATTTCTAATTTTACGTTATTTCCTGGAGAAATATTATATGGTGGTTATAGTGGTTTATTAGATACAAGTTTAATTGATTTTATAGTTATTAATAGTGAAATTGAAATAATTGTTACTGAAACTTCAATAGATACAATAATTAATGGCATTAGATTAATTGATTTGATAAAACATAACGTTAAATCTATTGTAGACATTCCTTTATTAGCTCCTGAATATGATTTAGGTGGTGAGCATTATGATAATTTTGCTTTTAATGGATTATTATTAGGTCAAATAACTGATAGACCATTTTACAATCAATTTAAAGATTTAATGAACATTCCAATGGAAACTTGTTCTGATTATCAAATAAATCCTAATAGCATTGAAATATTACCTTATTCTGATTTTTATGAAGATATAGAATTAGCAATATTTGATGAGTTACCAAGTTTTACTTCTAATTCAATGTTTTCAAAACAATATACTTTAAAAAATACAGAATTTAAATTTAGTAAATCAAGTAATGAAAACACAACAAATGGTGAAAATTCTATTGATGATGTCCATACTGAAACGCAAAAATTCATTACTGATACTGTTGATGGGAGTTTAAAAGTAGAAATTAAACATATTAGAAGTGCTTTTTTAATTGAACAAGCAAGACAAAGAGCATTTGAAAATCAAGAAACAACTTCACTTCAAAATGATGATAGTTTATTTTTGATTAAATGTTTGCCATTACCACCTGAAACTCAAGGTAATTTTACATCTACTTTATTGTTAAGGTACAACACTTCAAATAATACATTAGAAATATTAAACAATAATTTAGATGGAGATGCAATTACTATTAATTGGAATTTATTAGGAATTTCAACAACACAGCCATTACAAACAACTATAAATGGAATTACTGAAAATTGGTTTGTTATTAATGTTACTAATTCAATATTAACTTTAACAATAGATCCTAGTGGAACTTCTCCAGCAGAAAATTATAATGGAGATTATTTAGTTAATTTTATTTATTTTTATTCTAATGTTTCTTGGATTAATCAAACTAATGAAACATATTCATTAATTCAAGGAGTTGCTAATCCTAATGACTATTCTAATTTGGATTATAGTTGGGGTAGAAATATTCAAAGATGGTATCCATATTTAGCAAGTGCTACTAAATTTAAACCTAATGATGTAATTAAAACAAGTTCTTTTAAAGTTAATGGTAATTTAGTAACTAGAAAAGATAGTGAAACTGAAAACGTTTCTGATAGTGCTGATATTTTAAATAGTGATATTGCAAGTCTTAAAATATTAAATCCATTTAATCATACTGTAAAAGTATATGCACCATTTAATATTGTAACACAATTAATTGAAGATATTAGAGATGTAAAAGGTTATGTTTCTGTAAACCTTAATGATGGTAGAATGATTAAAGGTTATGTTCAAAATATGGATTATACATGGATTACAGAAGAATTAGATTTAGTATTAGAAGAAAAGTTTATTAGTGATTTTATGGAGATAGATTTGACAGTTAATATAGATACCACAACTACTACAACTATTACTAATCCAAATTATCCAACAAAAACTGATTTAAAATCATTTCAAATTAATAATATTTTTGTTACTTTGTACAATTCAGTTGATAATGAATTATATCCACCATCAAGATTTACAAATGTTAAAATAAATGGCATACAATACACAGATATAATTTTATTCTCTGATGCTTTGACTGAATTAATAAATGCACAAAATGAATGATTTAAGTTTTATTCGGCTAGAGCCAAATTTTAATGATGCAAAGTATTTAAGAGCAAGTACAGCTGCAAAGATATTTTATAATGGACAAATAATACTTTGTCCTAATCAAACATATTTACAAACTACAAATTGTCCTTTAGGAATTGCTTTTGATGGTAACTATAAAGTTACTATTGTTGATTGTAATGATAATGAATTACAAGATATTACTTCTAGGGTAGCTATTAATGAAAGAACTATTAATGGAGTTCAACAAATAGATTTTGAAATTGTAAAGATAGGTGTTGATTACTTTGCTAAAAATGTTTACTTAAAATTTACACATACTGTATCTAATTATGTTTGGTATTCAAATCCATTGCAAATAACTAATTATTTCGATGATATAAGCTCTAGGTTTAATTATAAAAATGCAAATGACACTTATTATCAATCAATAACTTTAAAGTGTTTTTTTAGCGTTAATGATGCTGAAAGTAATTCAAATGAATATGTAACTTACGAAGGTAAAAAGATTACTTCACGTTTAATTACAACCGAATTAGAGCAATATTTTTTTGATAATATAGACAACTTTACATTTAGAAGATTAAATAATTTGTTAAGTAGAAATATTGTTTATATAAATGGTAATAGAATAACTAATAAACAAACACTTGCAAGTAAAGCTCGTGCAGGTGATACAAATATTTTTAGCCTTGATTTTAAAGTTGCTATTGATTATAATGATATATTTGTAGAAAAATTACAGATATTTGATCCATTAGAATTAATTACTTTATATCCTAAAGGAAATTATACTTTGGCTAGTTTAAATTACGTTTTACAAGGAGAGTTTAATAGAATTGTTACTTTAAATACAGGCACAATAAAATTATTTAAAGATAACGTTTTATTTTATACTTTTACTGAAGAAGATATTTCTTTAACAGACAATACTTTTGAAATAGATTTAACTGGTATATTGACAAGCAATGGTGTTTACTATGTAAATATATCAAACGGATTGTTTACAAGTGTTCTTGAAGAAGTTTATCAAGGCATAACAAATACAACGGATTGGTTATTTAGCATTGGAAATGGTGAGTACGAAGTTTTACAATATAGCAATGAATATTTAATAAATTAAAAAATGGCAACAAAAGCAGGTTTAATAAGTGCAGTAAATGGTTTTATAACATCTATCGTAAATATCACTAAACATAGAAATTCTATGTTAGAAGTTATTAATGAACTTTACCCATCAAAAGTTTCAGACAACTCAACAGATGAAACATATACAACACAAACGAACGCAAATATTACCTATGGTATTCAGATAGTAAAACAAGGTAGAAGCATTAGAATTAATGGTAGTTATACTTATAGTGGCGGTTCTTCTTTACCAATCGGAACTGAAATATTTGAATTTAAAGAAAATGAGTTTAGAGGCGATACAAGTGCCTATTTAGGTATTAATATTCAATATGTACCTTATGCTTTAGAATCAACAACAACAATAGCACCTTCTACAACAACACAATTTTCAATAATAATTAGTTCAAATAATTAATTATAAGAAATTTAGTAAATCAGTAAATAAATGAGTACATTAATAATAAGAAAGAAAAGTTTAAAGACTTGGTTGCATACCGATAGTATTTTAGGTGATTTTATAATCTCTAAATTCTATTTTAATGCAGACAATCTTTCTTTTCAAATAGTTGAGCAAGGACAAAGCAGACGAGTAATTTACAATATTACAGACATTACTTTATATACTTTACCAACTGGCGGTACTGCTGAAACTTTTGCTAATATTACTGCATTATCTTTAAGGTTAGAAGAATTAAATTATCCTGCATTTCAATACGATGGGCAAATAACTTCTATTGCTAATTTAATTGATGCAGGAACAGGAGTTACTATTACAGGTGATGGTACTGCTGAAAGTCCTTATATAATTAACTCAACAGGCGGTGGTGGTACTCAAACACTTGCCGAAGTATTAGTTGAAGGCAATATTACCGATGGTACTGACATATCAATTTCGGATGGTGATAAAATAGTATTAGACAATGGCGCAAACTTAAAAAAAGGCACAACAGATGCAGGTCTTGGTGGAACTAAAGGTATTGCTTTACGTTGTGCGGTTGATTACGAATTGAAATGGGAAGCAGGTCGTTTGTATGTAATGGGTGGCGATGGATTTACAATTCGTGAAGTATCGCATAACTTTACAACTACACCAACAGTAAATGATGATGATACTAAAGGTTTTGTTATAGATAGCCGTTGGATTTTAGATAATGGCGATGTTTATGTTTGTACGGATGACACAACAGGCGCTGCCGTTTGGGAGTTAGTAAATACAGGAACAACTCCAACGCTTCAAGAGGTAACTGATGAAGGTGCAGATGCTTATGGTAATACCATAAATTTAAAAAATTCAATTAGTAGCGATAGTTTAATTCAATTTAATGTTGATGATGCTTTTGAGCCATATATTAAAGTTGAAAATTTAGCTGCTGGTTCAGCAGGACATTCTACAATATTAGGATCAAGTACGATTGAATTTGAAGGTAATGGCGATTATAATACAATAATAGAAGCGGGAGTTGGTGTAGATAACATTGTAACTTTACCTTCAGAAAGTGGCACACTTGCTTTAACTACTGATATAACTACTCCAACACTTCAAGAGGTTACTGACGAAGGCGCAACAACTACAAATCCAATAAGCATACCTCAATTAAATTTATATGATACAGCGCAAGATGAATATTCAAAAGTTAGCGTAACCGATAGAATTTTTAATGTATTTACACCAACAGATGATATTATATTTTCGGCTGATATTTTAGGTCAAATAAATTGGACTAATGAAGATGGATTTGTTGAAAATTTAAAAACAACAAATTTAACAGCAACAAGATATCACGAGTTACCTGATGCTGATGGCACAATAGCTTTAACTTCTGATATTCCAACAGGAGCCGGAATACCTCACGCAACCGCATCAGGAACTGATACCTATACCGCAACAGTTACAGGAGTTGCTGCTTATACTGATGCTGATGCTTACTTGATTAGATTTACAAATGGTAATACAACAGGAGCAACTTTAAACATCAATTCTTTAGGGGCAAAAACTCTTTATAGAAATAACGATGGCGCTTTAATCGGTGGTGATATTATTAATGGAGGGGAAATGCTTTGCATTTACAACACTTCTTTAAATGGATTTCAAGTTATTGGAACTGCTCCAAATAGTTTATTTGCGTATGTTACAAATGCAGATTCAGTTACTATAACAAAAGGAATGCCTGTATATGCTTTTAGTGGCACAGGAGATAGAATGACTGTAAAGAGAGCAAATAATTCAGCAGATGCAACATCGGCTCAAACAGTTGGATTGGTTTTATCGACATCTATTGCAGCAGGGCAAAAAGGATTGATAATGATGCAAGGTTTATTGGATGGTTTAAGTATTTTACCAACATCAACTTTTGCCGATGGTGATGCTATTTATCTTGGCGCAACTGATGGAACAATTACAAATGTTAAACCTTATGCGCCTAATCATTTAGTCTATTTAGGAGTTGTAACAACTGCATCAAATGGAAGCGCAGGTAGAATGTATGTACGTATTCAAAACGGATATGAATTGTCGGAGATACATGACGTGGACTTAATAAGTAATGCGCCAACTAACAATCAAGTTTTAACTTATGAAACTTCAACAGATTTATGGAAAAATAAAACTATAATTGAAGATAGTATAACAAATGGAGTAACTGATAAAGCACCAAGTCAAAACGCTGTTTTTGATGCATTAGCTTTAAAACAAAATTCTTTAAGTTATACACCTTATAGAAATATACAAACATCACAAACACCACTTACTGGAACAACTGCTGAAACAGTTGTATTTACTGCAACAATTCCAGCGGGAACTTTTAATAGTACAGATATTATCAGAGTATTATTTGGAACAAATAAAACAACTGCATTAGGAACTTATAATTTAAGAGTAAGAGTAAACACAACAAACACCATATCTGGTTCTACTGCAATAGCATTAGTTAATGGTGGAGCTGGAGCAGCAGCTATTGTTATTCAAAGAAATTTCAACTTAAATGGTGGAAATTTATACGGGGTTAGTTTTAATACTGGTGCTGTTACTGATATTGTTTCAAGTGGTGCTGGTTTATCTTCAACTACTTTAAATCCAGCAAATCAATTTTTTATTTTTGCTACTATTCAATTAGCAAATGCTTCTGACAGTATAATTGGAAATATGTTCTCAATTCACAATTAAATATGAAAACAATAATAGAAATAGCAACAAATCAAGTTGTTGGAGTTACTTACTCAAATGAGTGTTTAATAACTGAAACTTTAATAGATGAACTTTTACAAATTGAAATGGTTAAACCTTATTTTAATTTTGATACAAGAGAGTTTTACGAGGGAGCAACACCGCAAGAAATTGAACAAGCATTCAAAGATAAAACACCAATAGAAAGTCAACTTTGGAGAGTTAGAACTATTTTAAATTTAATGAATTTAATACCTACTATTGAGAGTGCATTAGATCAATTAGATGAGCCAACAAAAACTGCTGCTAAAAATGTTTGGAATTATGGCACAACAATAGAAAGATATAGTCAAACTGTTTTATTTATTCAGTCTGTTACACAAATGACTGATGACCAAGTTGACGAAATATTCCAACAAGCTGAAGCGATAGTAATATAACAATGAGTAAAGAAACATTAGATAAGCTATTAAACAAATGGATTAGCAGAAAGCTATTAGTTTTTATAGTAGCTTGTGTGGGTTTATTTTTAACTAATATAACATCGGGAGATTGGGTAATTGTTGCTACTGCATATATAGGTATTCAAGGTTTTACTGATATAGTAGCAAAATTAAAAACATAAAAAATGAATAACGCACACGACATAAAATTATTGATAGTAAATGGCTTTTTAATTAGTTTCAGTTTCTCTAATGTAGAGTTAGGATTAAAAATATTATCTTTATTATTAGCTGTCGGATATACTGCGAGGAGATGGTGGTTAATGGAAAAAAATAAAAAAAATGATAACACAAGCTCAACTGATAGCTAAATATGGAACTCCAAATGCAGAGGGTAAAGGATATATTATTCCAATAGTTTTGCCTTATCCAATGTACTATGATGGGAAAAAAGTAACTAAAATTAGATGTCATAAATTAGTTGCTGATAAACTATTGGCAATCTTTAATGATATATTAGAATTTTACGGTCAGGATGCAATTCGCGATTTGAAAATTGACGATTACGGTGGTTGCTTTAATTATCGTTTAATGCGAGGCGGAACTAAACTAAGTGTGCATAGTTGGGGTTGCGCTATTGACTTAAATCCAAGTAGAAATCTATTAAGAGAAACTTCTAAAACAGCTCGATTTGCTCGAATAGAATATCAACCAATGATAGATATATTTTACAAGCATGGCTTTCAATCTTTAGGCAGAGAAAAAAATTACGATTGGATGCATTTTCAGGTAAAAGATTAACTATTTTCCAGTAAATGTCTGTTTTTTAATACTTTTTTCCATTATTTGTACAAAATATCAAACAATTAATATTTTATTTAATACTTTTGATAAACTAAACAAATAACTTATGGTTTCAAAGTGGAAAATATACGATAATGATATTAAGTATTTTTTAGATAATAGTCAAGAAACTAACAATACTAAATTAGCTAAATTAATACTTGAAAAAAATAAAATCACTTATAACTGTTTTGATACTGAATTATTTTCACGATACATTTCTCGAAACAGAATTAGAATACAAATAGAAGAAGATAATCAAGGTGTTATTAATGCTTGTGAAAATTTAGGAGTTGATGTAACTACAACTCCAATGCTTTGGCTAAAAAGCAAAACAGAAAGTATCAGAGTTACAAATCCATTATTTATTAAGCAAGAAGAAAAGTTATTATTAGACTTGCGAGATGATTTAATAAAAGATTTACAAGACTACATTCCGAAGTTCCCAAAATTGGAACGCATAGAAAATGCCGAAAGTTATTTATTAGTTATTGATCCAGCCGATATTCATATTGGTAAATTATGCTCAGCTTTTGAAAGCAATGAAAGTTATAATAATCAAATAGCCGTTCAACGTGTTTTAAGTGGCGTAAGAGGCATTTTAAAAAAGGTTTCATCTTTTCATATAGATAAGATACTTTTCATTGGCGGTAATGATATTTTACATATTGATAGTCCAAGCAGAACAACTACAAGCGGTACTCCACAAGATACAGATGGAATGTGGCACTCTAACTTTTTAATAGCAAAACAGCTTTATGTTGATGTTTTAGAAATGCTTTTAACCGTTGCTGATGTTCATTTTACTTTCAATCCAAGCAATCACGATTATACAAATGGTTTCTTCCTGGCGCAAGTAATTGAAACATATTTTAAGAATTGTGAAAACATTACTTTTGACTGCTCAATTTCACATAGAAAAGCATTTAAGTATTATAATAATTTGATAGGTACAACTCATGGCGATGGTGCAAAGCAAATGGATTTACCTTTATTAATGGCAGTTGAATATCCAAGTGAATGGAGTAATACAAAACATCGTTATGTTTATACGCATCACGTTCATCATAAAACAAGTAAAGATTATATAGGAATAACTGTTGAAAGTTTAAGAAGTCCAAGTGGTACAGATAGTTGGCATCATAGGAAAGGTTTTTCCCACGCACCTAAAGCTATTGAGGCTTTTTTACATTGCAAATCTAACGGACAAATCGCACGAATTACACATATTTTTTAATGTTTAATTGATTAATTTTTTTGTAAATTGAATAAAAATAAATAGATGAAAATTTGTAGTAAATGTAAAATAGAAAAAGAATTAACAGAATATCATAAAAGGTCAAATAGACCTTGCGGTGTTCGTTCACAATGTAAACAATGCTATTTAGAATACCCAATAACAATGAAAAGACGTGAAGGGTACATGCGTGATTTTAATCTAAAAAAATATGGATTAGATTTTGCTGAATATACTGAAATGTTTAATAAACAAAAAGGTTGTTGTAAAATATGTAATAAGCATTTATCAGAAGTTGATAAAGGAAATAAAAAAGCACTTTGTGTAGACCATTGCCATGATACAAATATAGTAAGAGGTTTATTATGTGATAAATGCAATAGAGGAATAGGTCTTTTAAATGATAATATAGAAATATTACAAAAAGCTATTGATTATTTAATGCCTTATAAATAAAAAAAATCTTTTAAATTTTATTATATGACAATTAAAATAGAAACACAATATGAAACATTCACAACAGAATTTAAAAATGTGGATGCAAATATGGAACAAATTACATTAGCATTAACTGGTATGCTATTAGGTTGTGGATGGAATATAGAAACTATTAGTAAATATATAAAAACAGAAATCGATGAGTGATATAGCAAAATGTAGTGATTTTTTATGTCCAAGTAGTAAATATTGTTATAGGTTTACTGCTCCAGCAGGAATATATCAAAGTTGGGGAGTATTTAACAGAGAAGAAGATGCAGATAACTGCAATATGTTTTGGAGTAATGGTATTGATTCTAAAAAATGTAAATTAGGCGGAGTCAAACGTGATGGTGAAATGTGCAATTTAGATTATTGTACTTATCCTAAATGCGTTCAGGATGATTATTGTGAGTACTGCCATAAAGTAGATAGCGAACACAAGATGAGTTGTCCAACAAGAAAAATACAAATCAACTTATAAGATGTATATTATTTTATACATAAAGCATATAAAATGTATATTATATACAACATTTTGTCCCAAATATTCACTAAATTAAAGACGAAATGTAACTAATCGTTTAAAGATAAACCTAAAAAAATGGGGTTTTAATTGATATAAAAAGTAATACACAATGTGTAGTATAAAGCAAACAAAATATGAAAGATAAAATAACTTGGTGGAAACTATTAATAGTATTTATTTCAGCAATAGTTTTAGAGGCGAATAGTATAGCTGGTTTTAAATATTTAATGGATAAAAATTGGATTGGCATGGTAATGATGGTTGGCATTAATCCTTATCTTTGTTTGCCACTTAATCATTATACAATAGAAGTTAAAACTTTTAAAGAAAGAACAATAATAGCAACAGCATTTAGTTTAGGTTTTGCAGTTGGAGTTTTAACAATAAGACCATATTTTATATAAAAATCAAATAAAACTTATGAGCTATTCAAACTATCAAAGAATTAAAAGAATTTTAAATTTCTATCATTCAAGAGGAACGAATAAAGAAAGCGTAAATTCTGTTTATCGTAAAATTATAAAACAAAAATTAGAAAAATGACAACAGCCGAAAACAACAATGGCAATAACTTATTATTAATAGCTATTATAACAGCTTTAATAGCTGCAATAGTATTGACTTCTTGCGGATCACGAAAAGTACAGAAATCAGAAACAAAAGAACAAGAGCAAAAAAGTGAAAAAATTACTCTCGAAACTGAAACGATAGTAACAGACAACACTAAAATAATTGATACTTCTACAACTGATGAAATTGAGATAGTTCCTGTTGATAATACTTTACCTATTACAGTTAATGGAAAAAAATACACAAATAGCCGTATTAAGTGGAAAAAAACTAAAAACAATATAAGTGTTGCAAAAGATGTAAAAGTCCAACACAAAGCACAAAAAGAGGGTTTAGTGATGGTTAAAAGAAACAAAATAATAGAAGTAAAACAAACTGAACGTAAAGAATCTTATTGGTGGCTATTATGGTTATTACTTTTAATACCTATTTATTTTGGATATAAAAAATATAAAGATAATTTACCATTTATATAAAAATAAATTTTTACATTTGAAAATTCATAATAGTTTAGTTTGGTTAATTAATCCCCTATCGTGGTTTGTGGTGTACGCAGACGTAGATAGGGGATTTTTTATTAATAATTACATTTTACATCACCAACTGCTCCCTGATGTCCAGGTAAATCAATTACCTTTATTTCACCTGTACAGTTTTTCTTCATTTTCATTTTGGTAATTGGAGTTTGTAATACGTTAAAGAAAACCACTTCAACTGCTACTCCGCAATTACAATCTGTATTAGTTTCATTTGTAGGAGCATCATCTCCTGTTGAACAGCTAATTGACATTACAGCCAATGCTAAAATTAAAATTGTTTTTTTCATAATATTATTTGTTTTTCTAATAATTCTTTACAATCTTTTATAGTATATATACCCTGTTGGCTATTATCTAACGCATAAACTCTAATATTATCATCAGCATATAGACCTAATGAATTTAACCATCTACTATTATTCATACTTCTAAAAAATACAGGTTCAAATGCATTTTCAGAAATATACCATAATAAATCACCATCTTCATCTACTAATTTATCATGGTCAATGTATTCTTTCAAAACTCCAAATGTTGTACTCATAATTAATTAAATTTAAGGTTAAATAGTTTATCGTAATCACTTTTTGCATCTATTAGTAATATTGCTTTTTGAGCTATTGCACTTTCAAGATACTTTATGCAGATTAATTTCTGCTTTTCAAAGTTTTCGCTTCCTAATTCAGAATTATAATAATCATTGTAATGAACTATAAAATTCTTGTAATCGTTTTCTAATTGGTTGTAAGCAATGTAATGTTCGGTTGATAAAAATTTGTCTTTCATAATGTATGTGATATATTAATGTTATTATTAATTGTGTGATAGTTTAACCACTTTTCATCAATATTCTTTAGTTTAAAATCTATACGTTTAACAATATGCCTAACTTCGGGATAATATTCTAATTCGTGTAAAATTTTTTTATTGCCGTGAATTACTGTTGCGTGATCTCTATTAATAAACGTTCCTATTGATTTTAAGCTATGCCTTGTTTTTTCACAAGCAAAATAAAAATACAAGTGCCTTGCAAATACCATTTCTTGTAATCTATTTTTACTTATAATATCTTTTTCAGATATAAGAGTAACTTCTTTTACTGCTTCTAAAATTCTTTTTAATTCCATAATATTAATTTAAAATGTTGGTTTACTTTTTGGTGCTTCTACAATTTGATTGTCTAAAGATAAAGTATAAGGAAGCCAATCTTTATTAACTGATATGCCAAATGCTTCCCATTTTTTACCTCTACCTCTTTGACAAGTAACACTTGAGAAACTTCCTTCATCTTTAATAATAACAACCGTTTCACATTTTTGTTGTAAAATAGTTCCTAAATGACCTCTAGCTTTGTCTTGTCCAGGATTAAGGTGTAGCACTCCTGTTATGTGAGCTTTACTTAATGTTGAGTATTTCATTAAAGACTGAGTAAATTCAGTTGATTCAACCAAGTCGTTAAAATTATCAAGCATATCAACATAACCATCAATAGAAACTACTCCTAATTTATTTCTATATTCACTTTCCATAAACAGCCATTTAAGATAATCCCTTCTAATTTTAGCATTGTGTTCACGCAAGTTTATTGCTATGTAGTTATCAGGAATTACAGGACTTTGTGGTGTTCCATACATTTTGCATATCCTATCTGCGCCTAATCGTGAATAGTAAGCATCTTGCTCGGTGTCTAAATCTATAATGTATTTATCTCTAAGATTATGACCTTTAATATCAGAAGAATAGTTTACGCTGTTACCATCAAAACAACAACCTAATAGCAAAGATTTAAGCCAGGATTTCCTTGCTTTTTCTTCACCTTTAATCATTGAAATGTTACCAAAAGTACCAAATATTAAATGATTAAATTCTCCATTGTAAGCTATATCATCATAGCCTATTGAGATTGCTAATTGCGGTTTACTTACTTTGCTTTTTAAGTCAAGTGTTGATAGTTTATGTATCTCACTAAAATCAACATCTAAACTATCTAATGCTTGTTTAAGCTGTACCGTTGGTATATCTATTTTAAATTCCATATTAAAATAATTTAGTTTGATTTGTATGGTTTTTTATTCTTTGAATTGCTTTGTCGTAATATTCTGAATCAAGTTCACAAGCTGTTAAATCAAATCCATAATCGTGACAAGCTATTGCAATACTTCCTGAACCTAAATGAGTATCGAGTATTTTGTCGCCTTGTTTTGTTTTACAATATTCAAACATATATTTATAAACATAAATAGGTTTTTGTGTTGGATGAAAACGTTCTAAATCTGTACTTGACTTTTTCATTATTTTAGCAGGTTTATCAAAAGAAGTCCAAACTAACTCACAAGCTGATAAAGTTGGCATAGCTTGATTTTTATCCCAACAAACAAATCCTCTTGTATTAGGTAAGTATTCAAAAAAATAATTAGCACCAAAAACAACTTGATTTTTAGATACTCTAAATAATTCATTCCAATATTCTTTTGTAGGTAACACATCCCATTTTTTATCTACATATAAAAGTCTTGAAGGGTCATCTTTTCTTTTACCACCACCACTACTTAACCTATCACCAAGTCCATAAGGTGGGTCTACAATAGCCAAATCAAAATGCTTATCAGGATAACGAGCCATTAACTCCATATTATCCTCGTTAGTTATATTTAGCATTATGGTAAGTTTTTATATTTGTTACAGAACTCGGTAATTGTGTTATTTAATGAAATAAATACTTTATCTTCTTTTAATATTCCTTCAAAGTAATCCATTATCATTTTATCTTTTAAAAGTTCATTTTCTAAATTACGTTCTTTTTCAGTCAATAATGCTGGGTGCTTATCAGTAATACCTAAATCATTAATATATTTATTCATTAATACATCGTTTACTTCTTGCGTAAACTTTTCGTAGTAAAATTCAATAGGATGTTTTAAGTAATGGTGCATTGTCTTTTGTGCCATTTTAAAATCACCTTTATAAAAATGTACTTCCTGAGCAAATACTCTACAAAATAACTTAGCAAACAAAATATCGTTTTTAAGAGCTTGTTTTTTATTTTCCATAACCCAGTTAGCTAAAAACGAATAAGCGTCTAAATCAATCTGTTTTGGCTCATATTTGCCATTTTCAAGTCTATAACTCATTTGTGCAAATGCTTGTTCTATATTATTTATCTTTCTCATTGTTTTTTAGTTTCAAAAATTAGTTTAACTATTTGTTCTCTTAATTTTGTAGTTGATAAAATATTCTTTTTCCAAAATTCACTTTTAGGTGAACTTAAATAACTCCATACATCTCTTAAGTCTTGTAATGTACATTCATTATTTTCAATCATTAATCTAATCGGAGTAACATAGTTTTTAAACTTTGCATTTTTTTGTGTTACTGCTGATATAGATTTATCAGTTAAATTTCTAATAAATAATTCTTGAAAGTTTTTAGCAATTTCAAAATATTTTTTTAAATTATCTTCAACATCTGAAATTTCAATTTCGGATAAGAGTTTATTATTTATATCAATAATATCACTATCACTATCACTATCGGCTTTTTTGGGTTCTTTTGGGTTTTCTTCGGTTTCCAAATTACCCACTGGGTTTTTTGGTCTACCACCATTTTTACCGTTATTTCTGTTTCTTTCAACTATATTTTCGTACTTCTTTAAATCTCTTTTTAATATGTTTTTAAAATGCTCAAAAGCCATATCAATTACTTCATCATCACATATTGGATTTTCATCATCACAATAACTAAAAAGTGTTTTAAAAAGTATTCCTGCTCTTTCGTTTGAAAGTTTATTTACCATACCTCTTGAGTCTGTATAAATAATAAATGATTTTTTACCTTGTGCCATTTTATACCTCGCTTTCTGTTATTTTATTAATTTCAGTTCGCAAGGTTTTAGCAAATTTAATTGCAGTACTTTTATCTAATAAAATAAAAGATTTCTGTTCATTATCACTAATAGAACCTATTTCAATCCATATTCTATTTGTATCTTCCCCAAAGTAAGCATTAGAGGTAATGTAAACATCATCACAATCCGCATCTAAAAACTTTAATTCAAATTTTGCCATAATACTAAAGGTTTTAAGATACCTATAAACTATTAAGTTAAATAAAAAACTCGCATTATCCACTGCCTCTTACCTCAGTTTCAAATACGAGTTCGTATAATATTTTTAAGTTGCTAATTGTAAGAGGGCAACTGAAATGCAAATATATTAAAATATTTTAGAAAGGCAAATCATCTTCTTCATATTTTTGCCCTAAAGGTTGAGTATATTCTTTTTTACCTTTATACTTTTCTTCTTTAATAGTTTCTGCACCAGCTTCTACTTTCTCTATTTTCCAACATTCTAAAGTATTAAAAGCAATTTCTTTACCTTCTTTATTAGTCCATAAGCGACCTTTAATATTCAAATGTACTTTTACTTCTTGACCTGGTTTATAGTTGCTTAAAGTATCGCATTTATCTTTAATAACTTGAAGTTGTAAATACTGTTTGTACTCCTCTTGAGTTTCAACAATAAATTCTCTTTTTGAAAATGTATCTGTTACATTTTGCGTTTCACCTATTGAGTGAATTTTTACATTTAATTCCATAATTATTTAATTTTTAAGTTGGTTAATTCGTTTTGTAAATTGTGTAAATAATGATTAGTAAAAATAGTTTCTTTTAATTCTTTTGTTTTTGCAATTTCATCTCGCAAATAACTAATGTAATCTTCTTTGTCTTGTTTGTTAAATTTCATAGTTTTAAAATATAGTTGTGTTATAATTAATTTGATATGCCCTGAAGTAATAGTTTTTATGTTTACATTCTAAAAATTCCTTATATGACATTCTCATTTTTTTTGGATTAGTTAAACCTTTCTTATGAAAAGCTACTACATCGACCTCAACATCTTTTATTAAATTCTTCATTTATAGTTTCAAATATTAAATATTCTTCAACATCGAGTTCGTTTAATTCTTGTTCGTTCATTTGTTTAATTTTTTAATGTTTTCTCTAATTTCTTTTAAGTTCTCTAAATCCCATACTTTGCTAAATTGTTTATCAATAGAAGCAAGTCTAACTAATTCATTATACCTTTCAACTCCGATTCTTTTAGGCAAGTTTAAAGCATAGTTACTAAAATTACCTTCAAGTTTGTTATTGCAAAAAAAGCATTGTCCTGCAATATTATCTAAATTAAATTTTAAAGTTGTAAAACTATTAGCAGAGTAATGATGCCCAGCTTCAAATTCGGGATTCCAATTACAACCACAAGAAATACATGGCTTTCCTTGATCTCTTTTTCTAACGTATGCGTGAACAACAGTTTTTGTAATTAACAATGCACCCGAAATACCTTTTTTTTCTTTGTGTTCTTTATCTGCTTTTTCTAATTCAATTCGTGGTTTTTGAGCTTTGTTCAATGCTTTTGAAAGTATCAATTTACCTACTTCTGTTTCAGTTAAAAATTCTGCATAACAAGAACTGCACAAACCATATTTTCTAAAAGCCACATTAACTAACTTTCCACAACCTTGAAAAGATATTGCGTTTGATTGTCCTTTGCATTTTTTTTCTTTTATCATATTTGATTTTTTATTTTTTTAAAAAATTATATTGATTTTAATGCATTTTGATAGGCATTATGAGCATCTAATTCATATATATATAAACCTAAATAAATTTTTTTACTTTTAATTTGTATTTGCGATTGCCATTTTTTAAGTCTTTTATTCCAATAAACACCTATATATTTAGATGTGCTTTTTATATGTTTTAAATTGCAATTTTCTCTATTAGTAACAATTTCTAAATTTGTAAGTCTATTATCTGTTTTGATAAAATTTTTATGATTAACAACAAATTTAAACCCACAAGGAGTATGACCTAAAAAAGCAATAGCTACTAATTGATGAACTTGCCTTGTGTTTGAAACTCCATCTAAATATAAGTTAATATTATAATATCCTGTACTATTTATTATAGGATTTAATACTTTAGTTAGTCCGCTTCTTCTATAATTTAAACTTCTAACATTACCTAAATTACTAACTTCATAGTTTTTATAACCATCAATAGTTTTCCAAATTTCTTTTTGATTTTCCATATAATTACCCGACAATTTACAAAGGCTTATCCGTTGTGCCAATATTGGCTTTGAGGCAATGCAAAATGTCGGGATTAAATTTTATGTTTGTGAACGAATAAGCATTACAAATATACAAAATTAAATTTGATTTAATCTAATTGACTTATAATATTCTACGGCTAAAGGAATTTTAGATAAAAGAAGTTGCTCTTTTTCAATATCCCTTTTTATAATAAAACTCTTTACTCTTTCTTCCTTTGTATAATTTCCGTTGCTAAAAATTAAATTTTGTTCTAACTGTTTAAATAATCTTTGCATAATTGGATTTTCATCATCTAAAATTCCATATTTATTTCGCAATTTCCATTTTTCATTTTCTAAAATATGCTCAGGACAATCAGTTAAAGTATAATGCAAATGAAATTCATCAGCATCATAAAGATACATATAAGCGCGACCTTGCCATTCATATATAGTAGATAAATCTCCATTCATAAAAGTTAAAGGCGACCAGGAACTTTTTATATCTTTAATTACTTTTACTCCATTAATTGTGCAAACTATATCAGCTTCTCCAGTAATATGCCCAATAGTTTTACGTTCTGCATTTTTTTCGTAAATAGAATTTTCAATTTCAGAAACTAAAATAATTCCATCATCTTCATTAAAATTTCCTTTCTCAACATATTTACTTGATAATTCTTCATAAAAACCTTTTTCGTTAAATAGCCATGTTTTTTCAATAAAACTTTTAGCTGTGTCACTTAGTGTAGGTTTTGCATTTTCTTTGCTTAAAAGTAGCTCAAAATCGATTTTTTGCTTATCTGTTAATGGCTTTCCTTCTCCAGCATCACGAAGTTTATAATCTGCTAAAGTTTGTTTTTGATTTTCAGTTAAAACAATTCCGCGACTTTCAGTTAAAAGCGCACCAATCGATGATGCGCGAAATAATATTTTTTCCATAATAGTTTAGTTTGTTATAGTTTGTTTAAAGTATTTAAAGTATATTCATAAAATTTTGGATTTCTACCAAATACAGCTTTTTTTATTGCATCAAATTTTTCTGCATCAATTTTTTCTTTTTTACTTTCAAAAATTGCCTCTAGGTTAATCCAATCTAATTCCGTAAGTTCAGCTTTTAATGGCACAGGCGCAGAAGTTTTCCTTTGATCGTTGTCAATATCATCTTCATCGGTTGCAATATGAAAATATTTTAATAAAAAATATCTTTCCGCATAAGTTAGAGCAGATCCAACACCTTTATCCCAATCATTTTGACCGTTTGCGCCAAAAAGATTTTCGTCTTTTTCTCCACTTTCAACATCAATCCAAGTAAATTTCATCATTATTTTAGATAAAATTTCGGATTTACTTCCTTTAGCAGTTGAATAGTCTTGCCTTGTATTTTCAATAGATAAAACTTCTTGCTTTAAAAGCAGTCCTAAATCATTCATCATTGGCTTAATTTCGCCAAGCAATTTATCACCTGTAACATATTTATAATTATATGTTGCTTTGTCTTTGCCTAATCCGTTAATCCTTTTTTGAATAGTCAATAATTTTTCGTAAATTTTCATAATAGTTTGTTTAAGTTATTTTTGTATTCTAAATATTTCTAAATCTAAATTCCATTTTTTTTGCAAAAATTCCTTTTGCTTTTTTGGTACTGACATAGGTAAAGTTACCGATACATCTTCCAAAAAAACTTTTGGTCTACCACCTTTATTCTTTTCCTGGTTTTCGTTTGTTTCTTTTTTCATAGTTTAAGTAGTTGTTAAAAATTTTTGTATTTCATTTTCTATTGCATCATTAATATTATCATAGCCTATTAAATTTTCTATATCTTCTCTTTCGGTTACTGTACCAAAAGCAAATTTATAATGTGTAGTAAATGATAAAATTGTAAAGTGTCCGCTAAAATCACGATTAGATATAAAATCTATAATTTCCTGATTTTTTTTAGTAATCTTAAATGGTTTTTTCATAGTTTAATTTGTTTTTACAAATATAGTTAATTATTATTAATTATAGCAATTTTATTAAAAACTTTATTCTAAATTAAATAATTCAGTTATATTTTCTACATCTAAAATTTTATTTGAAGTAAAAGATAATATCATAAGAGCTTCATCTATATTTAATTCAATCCAATAATTTTTTGTGGCTAGTGCTTTTAAACATTTTTTTACAGAAGTTGGAAATTGATTTTTATAATTTTCTAATTTTTCCAAATTTTCTTTTTTCATTTTTTCTAATAATGTTTTCATAATTTTTTAGTTTAAAATTTATATTAATCTCCGCTATCTATTCTATATATAACTTTTACTATTTCATTTTCTTGGATCGCTTCAAAACTATATTCGTTTAAACAATTGCCTATATTTTGAGAACTTGCTGAATTATCAATTCTATTTTCTTGCAATTTCTTATATAGTTCTCTATCTTCATTTGACCATCCATTTGCGTAACCTAAATTTATTGTTTTCATATTAAATTGTTTTTATAGTTTATAATTTCATTTTTAACTTCATTCCAGTATTTTAAATCTTTATATTCAATAATTTCTAATATTTCACTAACTACATTTAATGCAGACAAAATACCTTCTCTTTCAGCTTGATTTGTATTCCAATAAGTAAATTTTTGAATCAGCTGTATTGCTTTTTCTTGTGTTTTCATAATTTTTTAGTTTTTAGTTTATAAATTTTTTCCAATTTTATCTTCTAGTAATTTTTGTAATTTTTCTTTGCAGTTTGGTAATAGTTTACCTTTTGAGTTATATAAATCGTGTACGTTAATTGCGAAAAGTATAAAATCACATTCACCATGTTCAGGCGGATCAAAATAATTTCCATAAGAAGGTTTCCGATATACTTCAACTTCAACTTCAAAATCTACAATAGCAATACAATTATAATCATCATCGTAAATTTCTAAATCTTTGCAATTAATATAGTCGTCAAACCAATTATAATTTTCATTACAATAATCGTTTATAGTTTCCAAAATTAAATTTTCCATTTTTTTTAAATTAAAGTTGATATAATAAGTAATGCAAAAAATAAAATTGCTATTCCAACAGCAACTTTTACAGCTGTATTTAATACGTAATCAAGTTCTTTTTTTTCCTGTTTAGTTAGTTTCATTTTAGTTAGTTTTTAGCTATAAAAATTATTTCTTTATAGTCGTTATTAAAAAATCTTTTTTGTTCGTTAGGTAAGCTAAAAACATAGTTAAATTGCATTTTTACTTCCTGGCTTCTATTTTTAAAACTACTTTGTAAATTTTTAGGAGTTTCAAAGTCTAAATTTTCAAAATTTATATTGGCTACATTTAAACCATTTTTTACACAAAATTTATAGAATTTTTTTAAGTTTTTTATTTTAGTATTATTCATATTTTTGATTTTTAGTTATTTTTATTGAGTAATGTTTCACACTTTTAAAAAGAAAAAAGAAAAACAAAACAAGTTTTAGAAGAAAATAAAAAGAAAAAAGAAAAAAGCCCCCCCGAAATTCTTTTATCTTTTTAGATAATTTACACGATCCAATTTATTTACATAAAAAGTTTACCATTAAATAGCGTTTGGCTTCAGCTAACAAAGAATTTTGCTAACTTGTATTAATTAATAAGAAGTATATATTTGCCATAAAAAAACCCTAATAAGGCCGGAAAGTTTATTAGGGTAAGCGTTTTTATGGTTTTTAATCAAATTGGCCTACCTTTATCATAAAGGTTTCCGGCCAAAATGATTTTACAAATATATAAATTTTCTTTTAATACAAACTTTTTTTAATTAATTTTTGTAATATATTTTTTTTTAAAGTTCAAAATATTGTTTTCGCCCCAAAAAATAGCTTTGTTTTTAGCTTCAATTCCTGTAAAAATTAAGACCTGAATCGAGTTTGTTGCATTTTCAAAATAAGTTATTTTGTACATTTTATAATTTTTTTAAATTAATTAATTTCAAAATCATAAGGTTCAGAATCTAATCCATAATCAAAAGTTAATCCAAATGGCTCAAATTTTTCTTGCCAATTACTTAATTGCTTATAAGTAAAACCGTTTGCACCTTTAGTTTGAAACTTTTGCCAAAGTTCTAAAAAACCTTTATTTTCTATTTCTATTTCAAATTCTTGAATATTTGTAAAATCGTCGTTAAGTATCATTTTTTTATAGTTTAATTAGTTAGTTTATTTATTATTTTTTCAGTTTCTGTATTTATTTTATTCTCATAAAATTTTATTAGTTGATAATCTTTTGGATCATTTTGTTTTTTTAATATTGTTAATATTTTTTTTAAGTCGGCTAAAGTGCTAGTATATTTCATTTTTTTAGTTTTTAAGATTAATATATTAACAGGCTTTTATTAATTCATTTTGAATTTTAATACTTTCCAGCTCGACAAAATCAATATAATTTTTTACTAAATTTTTATTTTTACTAAATTCATTTGCTACATAACAAACTATTTTTAAATCTTTTTCAAAAAGTTTT